TAACGACTTAGGACGACGAAATCCCGGCCCCGACGCCGTAAACCCTTACGTATAAACGACTTATGTGAATTTAAATCTTTTGTTGCGCCTCTAACCGAATCAAAGAGCATATGTTGCCTACCACTACCAGCCCCGTCTCTAGCTTTGATCCAAACAAAATCGGGTTGGAAAATGCCTGTAATACTTTGTGTAGACCCTGTTGCAGCGTATAAAACAGTTTCAAAATTATCATCAGCTTGGGTGGTTTGTCCGGGGCCGATTGTTATGTCGCTCATATTGCCAGAGTGCAAACAAACATAATCGGTTGGCACTGCGTACTGAAACAAGCCCTCGCCATTAGCATCTGTTTCAGAACCAGCAGATTTGTTTCCTGCAAATGTAGAATCTTGACCAAAGTTTACAAACAAGTCATCAACACTTCCATTGCCAGTAAGAAAAATAAATATCTCACCTGATGGATTAACTGACGCTGTATTAGTAATAGTTCCTATTTCATTAGTGCCAGCAGATGGATTGCCTGTGGAGCCGTGTCCGCTTTGATGTCCT